GGAATGTTCTGCCTCCATAGACGTTCCGACAAGTGCCGGAACGCAATTGGAGCAATCTATGAGCGAATCCGAGGCGGTTGACATCATTCATGACCAGCTGCTGCCGACTTCCTTCATCACGGCCGATCGCGACCTCACGGACCGCGGTCTACGCAAACAGATCTCCCGGGGCGCGTTCCCTGCACCCGATGCAAACATTGGCGGAAAGAATTTCTGGCGGGCGAGCACCTATCGCAAGTGGAAGGTAGCGGCGCTTGCCGGAGAGTTCGCCAGGGCGACACCGGTCATTGGCGCCAGACAGGCGGCGGCCTAATGACTTCTGGATCCCCACAAATGAAAACGCCACCGGGCTCACGACTTCCCGGTGGCGCCAATCTCATCTCAACAGCAGACCACCAACATGATGATCATAAATCCTTCGACGCAGCGGCCGCAAGCTAAGTCGCAACCTAGTGCTCGCTGTCGCGAGTGCGGTGGCGAACTGATCGGACACCGCGACGCCGATCACGGACGCAAATGCATGCGCTGTGCGTCAGCGCCCTCGATGATCGCGGACGCCGCGCCCCGTCTCATCCGGCAATCTGACGGACTTCCGCCTGATCCACTTTGGCGACCGCGGCGCCGCGTTACGCGAAATGCCACTCCAGCAGGCCTCAAACCGTGCGCAGAGTGTTCCGCCGAATTCACGCCTCCGCGGCTCAGTGCCAAGTTCTGCAGCGGGCGCTGTCGCCAGGCGGCGTATCGCCGGCGTCGGGTGGCTGCATGAGCGCGGACATCCTGCAATTCCGCACAGCGGCGCGCATCGCCAATTGTCGTAAGTGCGGCTCGCACTATCGGCCGCAGCCAGATGACGGTGGTCTATGCCACCCCTGCTTCTGGTGGGCGCGCGCCCTGCGTGCGATGGCTGCTGCTGATAGCGCATTTCACCAGCTGCGCGCCGGCGGCTACCGATGAGCGGCGGCTATACACCGCTGTTCCAGTCGTTGTCGACCGGCACGCTGTGCGGCAAGTGGCCAGACATCGGCCTCTGGCCGATCGTACTGTCTCTCGCAGACAAGCATGGTTTGGTCGACGTTACGGCCGCGTACATTGCGAGCGTCACGGGTCTTGGTCTCGATGAAGTGACGGCCTGCCTGAAGCGGTTCTGCGAACCGGATGCGTACAGCCGCTCGACCGAGGTGGCCGGCGCCCGCCTGGTGCTGATCGACCCGGAACACCGCGACTGGGGTTGGAAAGTCGTCAACCATGGGAAGTACCGGGAGAAGGCACGCAAGGCGGCCTATGACGCCGATCGTACCGCGAGTGGTCAAGATGCCGAGCGTAAGCGCTCCGCCCGGGCTGCTACCCGCGATAACCCGACGCGTCCCGACGCGTCCCGCGCTGTCCCGCTCTCAGACTCAGACACAGACTCAGACACAAGAAAAGACTCCCGTTCGCGGACGCGAACTGGCCCTTCGACCCGGAAGCGGCCAAGTCTCCCGAGGCCCGGCGACTTCACACTGACCGATGAGCGCCGCGCTCGGATCCAGAACAAGCTTCCAGACGCCGACTCGGAGGCCCTCTTCGACGCCTTCACTGCGCACCACGACGCTCGGGACAACAAGTTCGCCGACTGGGACCGGGCGCTCGACACGTGGATATCGAACGCTCCGCGGCTCGGATATCAGAAGCGGCGTAGCAACGCAGCCGGGGTCCAAGTCAGCCAGGAGGCGCCGCACGGTCGCGCCGCATCGGGAATGCCCTATGCGAACTGAGCGTCGCAACTGGTCGCACGAGCTGCTGGCGATCCGGCGCAACGGCACCCGCCCTGCAGGCGGAGCAGTCCTCTCCACCATGCTGCCCTACCTCGAGCACATGGCCAAGAGCGGATTCTTCGTCGGCCTGATCCGCGACGGCGAGCACTACGAGCTTGCGGCGCTCGCGGGCCTTGCGCTCATTGTCGCCGTCCATCGACCGGACGTCGCATGGATCCAGGAGCTGTGCGTCCGCATCGCGGCGGTAGCACCGTTCTGCATGATGGTCGGCAATCCTGCGAAGCGCGACCGGTGGCAATGGCCTGTGCCACATCCCCACGATCCGCTCGATGGGAGACCGTATGCAGCTCAATAGCAGCCGCTTCAGCCTCGTCAAGGACGACGGCGCGTGGCTCGAAGGCCTCGCAGGTGCCGATGGTGAATCCCGGCTGCTCACCAGCACGGGCGACATCGCGCAGAGCCTCGTCCGGCAGTTCGCGCCATCGGCAAATAATGCACTGACACTGCCGTGGCCGGAGGTGCATGACTCCGTCAGGTTCCTACCAGGCAAGACGACGATTTGGAGCGGGCCGACGTTCAGCGGCAAGACTCAATTCCTGCGCCAGCTGATGCTCTGGGCGCTTAAGAGCGGGCAGCGGGTGTTCTTCGCCAGCCTCGAGGAGGAGCCCCTCGAAGTGTTCCGGGAATTTATTGCTACCTGCGCGCATACGCGCGAACCCTCCTCGCAGTTCATCGCGGATTGCCTCGATATTTGGTGTGACCGGCTATTCGTCTTCGATAGCACGGAGATGATTGCGCCAGAACGCCTGCTCGGGCTGGTGCACTTCGCGGCGAAAAAGTACGGCATCACGCACGTAGTAATCGACTCGCTGATGCGCCTGGCGATTGCGGCCGACGACTACGAAGGCCAGCGCCAGATGGGCAACCTCATCTCGCGCGTCGCGCGCCTCGCCGGTGTGCACATCCACCTGGTCGCGCACCCGCGCAAGACCCTCAACAGCCGTCAGTCGATGGACTTGTACGACATCCGCGGCGCGCAGGATCTGGTTGCCCAGGCCGACAGCGTCGTGACGCTCGAGCGCAAACACGGCGACGACCGCCAGTGGGATGCAGAACTGACCATCTGGAAGCAGCGCGGGGATATCAACTGGATCGGGTGCATACGCCTGCACTACGACCGACCCTCCCGTCAGCTGAAGTACCGCGCGATCGACCCGCCGATGCGCTTCATCCCTGACCAGGCTTACGAACAATGATCACACGACAACTTTCGGAGCACCCATGCAACCAATAGCTACTACCGACCGCGCGATCGTTTTCAGAACCGCCGCGGGCCTACTCACTATCCCAAAAGTGCTGACGCCAAATGGCCTGCATAGCATCAATTCCGCGATCAACCGTGTCCTCGACCAAGTGGTCAAGCTGCACGATTCCGCGGCGGCGACGGCGCCCACTAGCGTGGAGGAGCTGCGTGCTCCGCTGAAAAGCGCTCGCGCCAGCGTCGTGAATCTCACGAGCGACATTCAGATGATGCGGAAGCAAGGTGCGGCCGCTGATCAAATTCGATATGCCGAATTGGCACAGAAGCAGCTGCTCGAAAACCTCGAGAAGCTGCAGACGAACCTGAAACTTTGGCCGGAATGAACGCCAGCAAGACTCTTACAGGAAAATCACATGACGCAAATTACTAGCGCAGATCTCTTCGATCACAGTGCCACGAGGCTTGCAGACCCGTGGTCCCTTTGCGCCTACATCCGCGCCACTCAAGCAGTGGGAAGCCTATTCCCGACGCTCGTACCGAAGAATCGCGAAGTCCTCGAGAGCATCTTCCCTGCGTTCTCGCCCAAGGCCCGCGAAGCCCTGTCGCAACTGTTTCCCATATTTCCCAGGAGATGAATCGTGACTGACAAGCCCCCGAAAGTGACCATCCACGAGAACACACCAACGCAGCAAGCGCTTGCTAAAGCGGCTGCAACGTTCGAGGTCGTCGACGCGCGCGGCCGACGGTTCACACTGAGGAAACCGACCGTGCTGTCGCAATACCGACTGATCGAAGCACTCCAGGAGAGCGCAGAGAACCGGGTTTATATGGGCATGGTATTGCCGCTGATCTATGTTACCGCGATAAATGGGGAGCCGGAGTCGGTGCCCTTTACGAAGATACAAGTCGAAGCGCTGATCCAGCGCCTTGACGAAGACGGCATCAATGCGGTGATGGCCGGCGTGCAGGAGCATTTCGGGGCCCAGAACGCCCAGGAGGACCAGACCACCGCAAAAAACTGACACAGGCGCCGTCGATCAGGGCATCGCTGTGGCTCATCAAGAACGGCATACCCTTCGACGTCGCCTTCGGCGTGGACGATGCCACACGCACGGCCTGGTGCATCATGTTTTCTGAAATGGAAAGCGGCCGGAGATTCAACTGGCACACGCTTGAGTTCGAGGAGGATAAGTGACGATTGAGTTTGACAGCATGTCGGCGCTCGCGACGCACCTGGCGGGAGCCGTCGTTGCCGATATCGAGGTGGCGAACCGACATTCGCTCACTGCGGCAGCGAAGATCCTGAAGGACGACATGCGCAAGCAGATCGGCCAGTACCAGGATGCGCTCGGAGACTATCCGGCCTGGGAGCCGTTGGCGGAAAGCACCGAAGACGAGAAAGCGCGCATCGGCGCGCCGGCCGAGGCCCCGCTCGAGCGGTTCGGTGATCTTGAGAAGAGCTTTCGCAGCGAGCTCGTCGGTGACAACGAAGCGATCATCGGGTCGACGGATCCGGTGATGGAGTTCCACGAGTTCGGGACGACAAAGATGCCGCCGCGCCCGGTGGTAGGCCCCGCGCTGCTGCGCAATGTCGATGCCATCGAGAAGCTGATCGGCGCCGAAGCGCACGCCGTCATATGCGGGCAGCGGCTCGGATATCGATTCTCGAAGGAAACTGGTATCGGACCGATCGGCGGCGAGCCCAGCGATTCTTAGGTCACGTGAGTAGCAGTAGGAGCGCAACGCATGCCCAGAACGCGACGCCACCCCAGATCAGGAACATCAGCCAGGAGAACAGCATCCATTTCAGCGCCACGTCGAGCCAGCTCGGGGAACTCGCCCCGTACACCCGGCGCGGCATGCGCGGGTATTGGATGAAGCGGAAATGATCGGCGCCCCATTCGTGCGCCCGCCTGAGGAGTAAGGACGATGTCATTCGACTATTCTGTAGCAATCAAGCTGACAGTCGCAAATCTTGCGAGCCAGGGCCTACGCCTGCTCGCCGGCGACCTGTTCGTGGCCAGCAAAGCCGCCGACAATCTCAAGGGTAAGCTCTCAGCCCTGAAGCTCGTCGCCGTCGGCTACGGCATGGAGAAGATCGGCTCGGGGATCCTCGGCTTCCTGGAGAAGTCCGTCGATGCGAGCAAGGAGTACACCCGCCAGCTGTCGCTGATGAACGCTGCCGGCATGACGCAGAAGGACATCGCAGAAGCCACCGCGGCGGCCTGGAAGACTTCGCGGGATGTCATTACCAGCACCGCGGCCGACAATTTGAAGTCGATCCGAGAGCTGCGCACCGTGCTGGGCCCCGATCGCCTGAATGAGACCTACGGGATCCTGCCGACAGTGCAGCGAATCAAGGCGACGCTCGAGGCTCTCACCGGAAAAGCGCAGGACAACGTCGCCTTCGAGGTCGTGAAGGCCGTTGACCTTCGCACGAGCGGCCTGATGTCGGGTGCATCGCTGCAGCGTAATGCAGACCTCATGGGCCGCACGCTCATGGGGATGGGCGGCACGCTCGACGTTCACGATTACCTGATGACCCTCAAATACGCCAAGAACAGCGCGCTTAGCTGGAGCGATGAATTTACCTACGACTACCTGCCGACGCTGATGCAGGAAGTGAAAGCCGGCTCCGGAATGATGGGCAATACCTCGACGGCGGGGACCGCTCTGAGGGCGCTGTCGAAGGTGATTGTGCAGGGCGTGATACCCAAGTCCGCGATTCCAGTGTGGGAGGAGATGGGCCTCATCAAGCCGAGCGATGTCGTGAGAAATGCCACGGGGACCTGGCAGATTCGACCCGGGGGCGTCGCGGGTGCGCAGCTCGAGTCGGAGAATCCGCTCAAGTGGGCGGAGAAGTACGCGCCGGCGATCGAGCGCTACGCTGCAGCTCACAAGCTCAGTCTGCTGCAGACGGTTTCGGCCATGACGAATCAGTCGAATGCGCAGTGGGCGCTCTACACATTGCTTGTCAAGAGGCCCCAGTTCGAGCGCGATCGCAAGCTCATCGAGAGTGGCGGCAACAGCTACGACACGTACCAGAAGCTGCTGCAAACCAATCCGCAGCTCGCCGAGCAGGCGTTGCACAATCAGTGGCAGAACATCCTGGCCACCATCGGCTTCAAGATCCTGCCGCGGCTGATTCCGTACATGATCAAGTTCGCCGACACGCTAGACAACGTGTCGCAATGGATGCAGGACCACCCGGACCTGACAAATGGGATTGTCTTCGGGCTGGGCGGCGTGGCGATCGCCTTCTCCGTGCTGGGTAAGGTGCTGATGACCGCCGGACTCATCAAGTTCCTAGGCATCGGCCCGATAATCGCCCGCGCATTGATCCCACTGGGCGTGGTCGGCGGCGTGATTGCTCTCATCGGGTTTGCCGCCTACGAGCTCTGGAAGCATTGGGATGTCATCGGGCCGAAGCTCAAGGCGGCCTGGGAGGCTATTCGATCGGGTGTCAGTGGGCTGCTCGATTGGATGCAGCAGAAGTGGGAATGGTTGACGAACCTTATGCATCCCAAGCAGCGCAGCGGCGCGACCGGACAGTGGGGAGGTGGCGCCACGGGAAGCTGGGATACACCTGGCTCGCCCAATCCGACCGGCCCATCGGCCTGGCCGAAACCCGATCCGCGCAACCCCATAATCTCGGTGAACAGTCCGGAGGCGAAACTCATTGATGCGTGGCTCAAATCCCTGCCTACGATGGCCGCGCGGGCCCCCATCAACGTTACCGTCGTCAACAAACTTGATCGCAATGGCCTGACGACGATGGTTACCCAGCAGCAGGCCAAGGCCTCCGCCGCGCCACAGACCGGACTGATGTCCTTCGATGGCACCCTGGCACCGTGGCCGGCGGGCGGGGGATTCTGATGATCGCCTCGAGCGCGCAGATAAACTACCCTCCAGCTGGATCCACTGTCAGGCAACCGCGTGGCGCGGTGAAGATCAACGGCAACAACGTGCCCGGGTGGATCGATTTCAGCGTCACCAACAATACCTATTTTGAGGCGGACACGTTCCGTGTGACCTATTCGGCAACCGCGCTCACCCAAATGGTTGCCCCGGATGCTTTGTACGACGCCACATGGTTCTCCGAGATCGCGACTGACACTTTCGTAGAGATCCTGGCGGCCGTTCGCGTATCGAATCCCGACAAACCCGATCCGAGCGAAATGAGCTCGCTCATCTATGGCCGGGTCGATGACATCGAGTACAACCCGAAGCTGCGCACGATAACGCTCACCGGGCGCGATCTGACGGGTGCTCTCATCGATGCCAAGTTGCCGCGGGACTATACGAATCAGTCGGCGAGCTACATCGCGACCGACCTCGCCAGCCAGCACAATCTGATACCTGTCGTCACGGCGACCACGGGCAGAGTTGGCACGACTCAACCTAACGGCGACGTCGAGCTCATCCAGACGCAGGGCAGCGACTGGGATCTGCTGGCGATGCTCGCGCGCCAGGCAGGATTCATCTGCTATGTAGAACAGCAGGGCCTATACTTTCAGCCCGAGAGCGGCGATCCAGATACGTACCAGATCACGTGGACGCCGCCGACCAAGGACGTGGACTATCCGACCGCAAGCGTTGTCGATCTGACCTTCAGCCGCTCGCTCACCATCGTGAAGGGAGTCACGGTCAAGGCAATGAGCCCGGGGCACGCCAATAAGGCGTCTGTTACGCGCTACTACCCAACGGCGCCGAAAGCGATCACGCCGGGAAAGGCGACCGCCTACGGACCGACGACGCTCTACACCTACTGGCTGCCAGCGGACATGTCGACTGTTGCGGTGGAAAACTTCGCGATCAACCAATACAAGCTCATCACCTCGCACGCGATGAAATTGACTGCGAGGCTTCCGGCCGATGGGGTGCTCGCACCTCGCGGCGTGATCATAAACGTGAACGGCACCGGCACCGCCTACGATCAGACTTACTACCCGCGCAGCGTCACCAGGACACTGAGTGTCGAGGAAGGCTACGCGATGACGGTGGAGGCGCAGAACTTCACTCCCAACCTCGCCGTCGAATCCTCGGACGTGGGTGCTGCGTGAGAGCTGTCTTAGACAATGCCATGCGCCTGCAGGCGCTGCGCGCCGCGGCGCATACCGTGGTCAGCCGGATCGGGCTCGTCACAAACTACGATCCGACGCGGTACATGGCCAAGGTTGCATTGCAGCCGGACGGCAGCCCCACAGGCTGGTTGCCAATTGATTCGAATTGGGTTGGGAACGGTTGGGGCATGTACTGCCCGCCATCAATTAACGAGATGGTCACCGTCGTCTTCATCGATGGCAAGCTCAACACTGGGTACGTGCAGGCCAGGCACTACAACAACCAAGACCGGCCCCTGACGGTGCCGTCGGGCGAGTTCTGGCTGGTACATGTGAATGGGCAGTTCCTGAAGCTCACCAACGACGGCAAGCTCACCGTGTCGGACGGCCAGGGGGCCAGCGTCGTACTCAACGGCGACGGCACGATCACATCGGCCGCCAATACTTGGAATCACACCGGCGACATAAACGTCATCGGAGCGCTGGACGTGAGCCAGAACGTCACCTGCGCGGACCTTGTCACCGATGTGATGAGCAGCGCGAACGCGCATGACCACGGTGGCGTCATGCCTGGCGACGGCAATACCGGAGGGCCAACCGGATGAGCGCCAGCCTCAGGAGAGGACATCAAGCCGTGAAACCGACGGGAAAGCAGCGTGGAGCTGCGACAGCTCGCCGAACGTCCAAGGCAGGAGAGATTGCGCGCAGCAGCCCAGCGGCGCGCGCCGGAGCAATCAGCGCCGGTGAACATAGTGCGCAATCGGATCTACCGACATCTGCGCCGGCGGTCGCCGCATCGCAACCAGCGCGGGCGATAGCCACCTTTGCCGCGCCGGTTGAGGCGCTCGAGAAGGCGAAGGCATTTGCCCGCGCCGAAATGACAATAAAATCTAGCGACAACGCTGCGTTAGTAGTGAGGCCGTTCGCCAAGGGGTCGTTCGGTGAACAGAATTTATGGGCGCTGAGCGAGGGGCTGAAGGATTCCATAGCGCAGGTCCATGCCGGAGATATGCGGCAGTGTGAGGCGATGCTGATGGGCCAGGCGGTAGCCCTCCAATCAATTTTCACCAATATGGCCCAGCGCGTACTGAATCAGGAATTTCTGCAACGCAGTGAACGATTATTTTCGATGGCGATGAAGGCGCAGAATCAGTGCCGCATGACGCTCGAAACTCTGAACGAGCTGAAACATCCCCGCCAGTCAACCTTCGTGCGCGCAGGCCAGGCCAACATCGCCACCGGCCCGCAGCAAGTGAACAACGGGCCCGCGACCGACGAACCCACGCGCGCGCGCGCGCGGGAAATCGAAAGCGAGCCAAGCAAACTATTGGAGCAGCAGAATGCGGAGCGGTTGGAGTGCGGAACGGCGGGCTCGACAGGCAGCGCTGATTCACCGGTGGCGGCCGTGGCTTCGATCAACCGGACCGGTGACGGCCAAGGGTAAGACGCGGGTGTCCAGGAACGCGTACAAGGGCGGCGATCGGCCATTCATGCGTCGATTGGCCGGGCTGCTGCGCGATCAGAGGCAAGCGCTGGGCCGTGTCGGCTACGAGGCATGAGGACGGTGGCAATTGGTAGTATTCCGGACACGCTCGCGACATGAGCGCCTGCCCGCAATGTCGCAGAGAATTCGAACCGCGTCGGCCGCACCAGGTGTATTGCAGAAAGCGCTGCCGGATGGCGCACTACGCCGTGACCCGAGGTGACGGAGCGCTCCGTGGGACCGTGAGATCGGTCAAGGTGTGCAGCCAGGGCGATGCATCGGTCACGCTCCGTTTTTCGGCCACGGACCGCGACAACGCGTTATTGGTCATGCCAGGCATGGTGGTCGAGATATTCCGGCAGATTGAACTGGAGGCGGTGGTGCGCGGGCGCACACCGGCCGTGCGCGCGGCTTCAACTCGCTCTCAATCGGCCGGCGCCCTATTTTGCAAAACAAACCCCATGGAAGAGGTCTATCTGCCGGCCGCGATGGCGCGATAGACGCATTTTGCGAAACAACCCCATGGAAGGCCCTGTCAAGCCGCTAAGGCAGCGCCTACGGCGAGATCGACGTGATAGCGCCCGCGGGAGCGGGGCGCGGCGGAGGAGCATAATTGACCGTGGTGGTGGCACATCAGGCAGCGGTCCCATTTGCCAAACTTCCGTGACTAGCAAAGGCTACGGCCTTTGTCGTAGGAATATATAGGGTAAAAGCCGACTGTGCCGAGGCGACGTACTGTGCCGAGGTGTTGTGCCATCACTTCTAACTCGCCCAGGCCTCTGGGAAAACCAACCCCATGGAGGACGGTGCAGAGCAAGCTGACGGGGTGCGCGCTGCGCTGGAGGGTAATCAAAGGAAGGGTGTTGGGAGAACGATATGTGGGTCAGGCCACCGGCGAAGGACATTGAGGCAGTTCAGAAGATTCTCGGGGAGCCGATCGCAGTCGGATTGACCGATCGCGCCTGGCGCGCCCGCACACAGCTGCTCGTTGTGTCTCTTGTCGCGATTGGCGTCGTGTGGTTCAAATTGCGCGTCGACACGCAGGCGACGGTATTCGGATTCAGCCTGACCGGGCTCACCGATCGTGCTGTGCACGACGCTCTGGGCCTCGCCGTCGCTTATCTGCTTGTCCATTTCATCTGGATGGCATGGGAGAGCTTCGCCGAATGGCGACTGCGGCTCACAGGGACTCGCGTCGCCTTCGTTACTGCTGGCATTTTCGGGAATGAGGAAGCTGACTATCCGCGCGATCCCCGGCAATCGACGCTGGCGAATTGGTGGGGCCAGTCGGCGCCGCGTGTCGGGAACCTTTCCAAGGGAGTTGGGCCTCTGATCGATATGCTTGCTGCGCAAGAAGCCGCTATTCGCGAAGCGTGCCTGACCGGCAATCCGATCAATGTAGACAATGCCACTGCACTACTGGGCCAAGTAAGACAGGCCGCGAATGAGCTGAAGGGGGCAATCGAGAGCATGGGAAAAACCCTGCGGTCACTTCGAATCCCAGCCAGCTTGGATAGATTCGACCAGGCATATCGCCATTTTCTAACCAGCCAGAACGTCCGGTGGCTTCTACTCGATGCGTTGTTGCCGATTGGCATGGCCATCCTTGCCCTGATCCTGCTTTGGCCACTCTGTTAATAAGACTCAATGAGCGTCAAGAGGCATTTACAAAGGCTGATTGCTGGTCTAAAGTTGTCCCCATACAGATCGGGGACGCTCAAAATGACAGCAGCAATCGGATATGTACGGGTCAGCACTTCAGCCCAGGGTCGGTCCGGGCTCGGGCTGGAAGCACAGCGGGCAGCGATCGCCCGGTTTGCCGAAGCCGAAGGCCTCGATATCACCCAGGTCTACGAAGAGATCGAGACGGGATCGGGTTCGGATGCAATGGACCGTCGCCCGCAGCTCGCCGCCGCCCTCAAAGCAGCACGCCAGACAAAGTCCCCTGTCATGGTCGCCAAGCTCGATCGCCTCTCGAGGGACGTGCATTTCATCTCCGGATTGATGACGCACCGGGTCGAGTTCGTAGTTGCCGACCTCGGCCGCCAACCGGATCCGTTCGTGCTCCACCTCTACGCAGCCTTGGCAGAGAAGGAGCGTGGAATGATCTCCGCCCGCACGAAGGCCGGGCTGGCTGCGGCGAAAGCGCGGGGTACGAAGCTCGGCATGTCAGCTCGGAATAAGAGCCAGGTGCGGCAGATCGCAGCCAGTGGCGCCAAAGCCAACCAGATGGCCGCCATGGAGCGCATCAAGGCGCTGCAACCGCAGATCGAGTTCGCGCTCAAGGGCGGTGCATCGCTGCGTCAGGCGGCCGAAGCTCTCAACGCGCGGGGTATCGAATCCCCTGGCGGCGGCCGGTGGCATGCGCCGTCGCTGCTGAAGGCTGCCAGGCGCCTCGGCCTCAGATAGGCCGCAGATGACCTAAACATAATTCGATCGATGCTATTAAAATGTGCGCAACCTCTTGAAAATGCGGCAAGATCTACCCACTAAGGTACTATCAGATAGACTATAAAGTGCCATGGCTAAAGGAATCTCATCGCGGCAAGTCGTCGCCATCCCGCTCAATCGACCGGGAGAGGGGCCCACTGTCGATTTGATCCAGAACCGTACGGTTCACGTCAATGGTCAGACGGTGCAGGCGCTTGCCATCGACATGAGATCGGCGCCCGTGCCGGAACGGAAATATTTAGCTGAGACCTGCGATGTTAGGTACAAGCCTAGCGCCGTGACCTTTCTGTTCGGGCAGGAGCGCATCGGGAAAGGCGAGCTGCGATCGTTATTAATTATCCAAATGAGCCCCAGCTGCGTAAGGCGCTTTCTTTCTTCGCTGGATGGGATGAATCAGCCATTCGATCAAGCGGCAAAGATTGCGGGAATCAATGCCCAGGCTGGTATAAAAATTGCCGAGGAGCCGACTCAAACCGTCGCTCTCAGCGCGAGCATGGTTATGAGCGCAATGTCAAACGATGAGGCATGCCTTGATTTTTTCCGGGCTTCGCCATTCGCAATGATGTCTGCTGCGCACTCGAAAAAACTCGCGGTCGATCCTGTTGTACGTGTCGACCTGCCGAGTTCGTTGATGCTGGATCTTCTCGAAAAGCTTCGGCAGATCGCGCCACAGCTACCAAAGTCCACACTACCCGCGGAAGACGCGGAGATTACAAATGAACATGATTGACTTCGAGGCCTTCGACATCGGAGCCTGGACCGTTGAAGGTCTCACGCGGCACGTCAAGGCCATAACGCAGTGGGTCACCAAAAAGCGTGACAGGAACTGGCCAGCTCAGTTGACCTTGGCGAGCACGCTCCTGGTAAGCGCAGGCGCATCCATCATCGACGCTACCACGGCGACTGCGGCATCGGGGGCACCTCCAATAGCGTCCGGGCGCGCAATCGCCCAGCTTTTGCAGCAGCCCATTGGCCGAGATTTGATCGTTGGTTCCCCCTATCAATTCTGGACGGATCTCGCTGGCGAGATGCGCTCGTGGAAGCCGATTGAAGAGGCGGGGGATCCGGAGATTCCGCCCTTCATCTAACGTGACCGGCTGGTATGCGGCCGCGCTTCGCGCGGATATCAGCCAGGGCGACGTGTTCTCCGGTGTGCCATTCAGCACACCCAAGGAACCACTGACTCATCTCACAAAGGGTTCGGCGAAAAACGTCAGCGTCATGTGGATCCCATCGGAAGGAGGCGACGTCGGTGTGACGCAGCCCAAGCACTGCCTAGCTCACTATCGAATGGGCCACGGTATCGTGGTCTCGCATGACTGCGCGATCGATAAGCCGAATAGAACCACGCGATTCCTTTTTGCACCGCTCAGTCCACTGGAAGCGCTTGACCCCAAGGTCCAAGATCAGGTGCGCAACCAAGCTCATCTTGCATACATGTACCTACCAGCGATCGGGGAGATTCCGGAGTCGTGTGTTGACCTGCGCTTTATCTGTCCGCTAGCGCGTGATTTTGTCGATTCGTTTAAGCGCGTTGCCTCGCTTTCCGATGAGGGTCGCGAGCGGCTGCAGACCGCAATCGTCGCTTTCTTTGTAACGCGGGATCGAACCCAAAAGAAAGATGTCGAAACGCCGATGAACTGAAGCGAATCGGACTGGCTTAAAAAACGTCGTACAGCTTGCTGCACCGCGGACTACTGGATAGATGGTCGGCCGACCACCCCGCTACGGTCGAGCATGGTTCGCCGCAACGTCTTCGACCCCCTGGAGCCGACCAGCGAGCCGCGCTGGTACGTGGTGCGCGGCGCGCGCAGCGCATTACTTGAAGCTCGAGCCCTTTATGCTCTCCTATTCCTCTCAGGCAGGTTGCGTCGAGTTATCTGACCCGAACTGCAATTTCGTCGCGGTGACGCCATTTCGGCCCGCCGCCTTGCGTTGATATAGTGCTTGATCGGCAGCACTGAGCAGGCGTTCGGCAAGCCTCTTGGCGTCTTTAGGTGCACCCCAGAGCGAAGCCAGTCCGAAGCTCGCTGTGAGACTCACCTGCATCCCGTCGCCGACAAACGGTGTGCTCGAAACCGCGTCGCGCATCTTGCGACAGATATCGAGCGCCCGGTCAATGGCCGTCTCCGGAAAGACTACCGCGAATTCATCCCCGCCTACGCGCGCCATCCAATCCGAACCTCGGTGCAAGCACTGCTGCATCCGCTGCGCACATTCCCGCAGGATCATATCTCCGGCGGCATGGCCGTACTCGTCGTTGGCGCGCTTGAAGTGGTCTATGTCACACATCGCGACCGAAACGGCATGCCCATAGCGCGCCGCGCGAGAAATCTCTCGGGGATAGTGTTTCGCGTAGAATCGACGGTTGGCGACTCCTGTTAACTGGTCCGTCGTCGCCAGACGGTGGCCGACAATGAACGTAGCGCGCAGCGCGGACTCCAGGTCACTCATCCGCCGCGCCGCCGAGAATCGCGCCTGAAGGAGCATGTCAGGCGCTTTGCCGCTAAGGCACTCATCTGCGCCGCAGCTAAGCGCCGCTTCGAGTTCTCCGTCGAGACCGCTGGTGATCTGAATAATCTGCAACACCCGCGATGTTCCGAGTGCGCGTAAGCTCCGTACAAACTCAAGACGATCAGTCACCGCCAAAGTGTGGTGGTGAGATGCCAAGGCGTCGATAGCTCGATCCTTGGTAGGTGCGATCGTAACCTCAAAGCCCGCCTCTTGGAGCGCGAGACGGAGTCGTTCACAAAGCTCTGCATCAACGATCAATAAGGCCTTTGAAGGGGGCTGTACGCGGAGCATGACCGACACGGTCGCCGCGATGTCTTCCTCGCCGTTGGCTGGTTGGGAGACAGGATCACGGTGTCTCAAAATCTGCCGCACGAGCTGCGTCGGCGATTCACGACTGCCGGTGTCGCAGCTTACGTCGCGTGACTCCATCGCTCTTTGCCTAGTAGAAGTCATCTCGCACCTTGTAGGCCTCACCGCAACGCCGCCGAAAACAGGGTTCCCAATGCTCGCGCGGCGGTTGTATTTGCAGCGTGAGTGACAACGCGCTCTTTGAGTGTTCTATGAGACCTACGTCACAAAGTCGTGGTCCGCGAGTCGTCGAGTTTTAGGATTTGTGGGAACGCCGGAAAGTTCTTAGATGCGACTTCCACGTCCGGAATAATTGAGCGCAATCGGGAGCTTGCCCCCGCAATGCGTCAACAACGTTTTCACAGTTCCATATTTGGCCGCGGCGCACATTATCAAAAGCGGGCGCGATCTCAACTGTGACCCGATTTCCACATCCGATCTCAGCTGCCACCGGCAGCAGCTTGGACGCAAGTCTGAATCCTGGTCAGTTACCGGGCTATGGCGCGGCACACCTAACCGAGAGCCCGGGGCATCACGACTAAGCCGTCGGGGCTTGGGTTGAGGCTATTTCCTCCGGTTGTATGCCGCGATGCCGATCCCGGCCATGCCGTAAGCGCTCGATCGAATCAGCCGGGAGGCAGAGCATTCCTGACACATGGCGGGCCCTGGTACTATGGGCCACGATATATGCATACCTGTATTCAACCGCCTGGCATGGACTTGCGTCGGGGGAGGCGGCGCTCGGCAAACTCTGCTCCTGCGGGGTCCTCGAGCTGCAGCGAGCGCTGCGTGATCGTGTTGCTCTCAGCTCTGAGCATCTCTTCGAGCTTGTCTTTAGCGACCGGGCGACTGAAGAGATACCCTTGCATTTGATCGCACCGCAACAGCCGTAGCAGTTTTCGCTGCTCATCAGTCTCGACGCCCTCCGCCACAACATTGAGGTCAAGCCCGTGAGCGAGCGCGATGATGCTAGAGACTATTGCCATGTCATCGGCATCGTCGGTCATGGCGATGACGAACGAGCGATCGATCTTCAGCGTGTCTATCGGCAGGTGCGCCAGGTATCGCAGGGAAGAGTATCCGGTGCCGAAGTCATCAATGGCCACTCCCACGCCCATGCAGCGGGTCTTGTGCAGCTTTCCGATGACCTCTTCCGTCTTCTCCAGCAGGACACCTTCGGTAATCTCTATGTCCAAGGGACTGCGCCTTGGCCCCTCGGTGCCCAACGCGTGCTCGAGCTGTCCAATGAAGCCTGGGTTGCGCAGCTGGTGAGGGGAGACATTCACGGCAATGGTAGGCACAGTCAG